TTTATCTAAAAGGAAATGTTCAGCGAGGAGTTTTGCTTCGGGGTAATCTAAACTGTTTAGTACTGAGTCATCCACCTTTGGTTTACCATCAGATGTAAACTCATCAGGCTTCCAGTCATACTTATCTATCAGTCTTTGTGATACGTGTTGTCTACTGGATGGATTAAATACCTCTTCAGTCTTCTTAATGAATGGTTGTCCCTTAACATACCCTCTAGTCTTGTTGTTAACTTTAGGTATGAATGTTGTCTCCTTAATTATTGGCGGGAATAATTCTTGTAGTTCTTCTTCTATCTCTAAGCGTCTAGCTTCTAGTTTACCATAGAGTTCTTTAGCTTTCTTTTCATCAAACATGAAGCCATACTGTTCTTGCTTGAATATAATCTTAGCAACGTCATGCTCTAGTTCCATAGCCTTAGCTGAATAACCTTTCTTCTCAATAGCATTGTACAAACCAACGTTAACCAAGACGTCTTGTTTACAGTACGCTAACATCTCAGGTGTAAAAGTTTTCCAGTCAGTTTCTATGTGTGACTTGTACTTACCAATGCGGTGTCCCCATGACTCAAGGCTGTGTCTACCTATAAGGTTAGTGGGAAAGTCATTACCACGTTTAAAGTCTGCGTCTCTAATGTCAGGGAATAATAAACGTGTAGCGATAATGGTGTCAAAGATTTCTCCTTTAGGTTTAAACCCATGTAGTTTCTTTAACATAGGTAAATCAAATTTAATTATGTTATGTCCGACCAATAGTTTAGCACGGTTCATTAAAGATAGCTGGTCTTCTGTGTCACCGTCAATTAATTCATTGGTGTCTAAATCATATAAGACAATGCAATGTACTTTAGTTGCTTCTTCTAAGAAACCATCAGTCTCTATATCAAAAACATATCTCCTCTTCATTTTAAATGTTCTCCTTTGCTTAACTGTTTTCTATATTCTTTTAGGTCACGCTTGAACCAAACCTTTTTAGTATCAGGACAGACGTAAACTATTTTTACCCCAAGCTTATTACCAAGTGCATTAGTAATGCGTGAAGTAATCCATCCCTTTGGATTGTAGTATGCACATTTGAAATCAATGTAGATACATTCATGTGTCTTCTTATTGATAGCAACACAGTCAATCACACCTTGTGGTGCAACGTTAGTGAATACCCAATAGCCTTGCTCAACCAACCACGCCTTGCCGAACAGCTCAGCCCAGTGACCCTTGTCATTTTTCTTCATAATTTTATTTTAATTATTTTTTGTATTACACAAGTAGGAATAATGGTAGTGTTGCCAACATCTTTTATCTTGCCATCACTATCAATGTTGAAGTCACTAGCGAGTCTAGTAACCTTGTTATCTTTTTTAATTAACCATCCACTAGATATACATATAGGTAGCTCGTCTGTGATTAGGTCATCCATGTCACGCCAGTTACTATCTGACTCTATGTCATACCAATACACCATAACAAACTCTCGCTTTATGATATCTAGTTTAGGTAAGTATCTTTTCTTTTCCATTAATGCACGGGGTGTTTTACTACCTCGACCTGTAATGCTCTGTTGTCCCCCTCTTCTACGAGTTGGTCAAGAGCCATGTTTAATAAACTTTCTGCGTGTTCAGTACCAACAGGAATTTGAATAATATGATTAGTCTCCTCAGTCTCCTTGAGTGCTCTCATAATTATCTGTGTCCATTGTACTGATTTATATTCCACGTTAGAAGTCGTCCTGTACATCTCCATCTGTCTCCGTTAAACATCCTGTTGCTAAATCATAGTAAAGAGTACAAGCTTTGCCTGTCTCTCCACTAAACCTGTTCTTAAGAATATTTACTTGAGCCAAGTTCTTGTCTGATTGTAAATCTCTAGACATACTTATTATCATATCAGATAACTGTCCGATTGACGCAGACCCACGTAAACTATTCATTGATACTGCTACTCCATCCTCATAACCTTTGTTACCTTCAGGTCTTTTAAGATGTGATACCAATATCAGTCCTATCCCTGTCTCTTCTACTAGAGTCCTAAGCTTTGATACTGTATAATCTATAAGTTTACGCTCGTCACTTGTAGTCTCATCACCCACAGCTGACAATGCCATGTGTAAGTGGTCAAGTATTACAAAGTCAACGTCGCACCCTTTAGCTAAGTATCTAATCTTAGATAGTAAGTTGTCACTAGCAGTTGAACCGAAGTGATTATATAAATAAAACTTACCACTGCCTACGGTCTTATCAAAGACAGCCTTAAGTTTCTTATCATCAACACCAGTACGGTCTAGATGTAATGGCTTACCCATTTCTATTCCCATGATACCCAGTGCACTACGCTTGATAGATTCCTCTAGTGCTATGTAGCCAACGCTGAAATTATTTTTCAGTAGATGTAAAGCTACATGTCTACAGAAACTAGACTTACCTACACCACTACCAGCAGTGACAGTAACTAGTTCACCTTTGCGTAGTCCATGTGTCTTAGTGTTAAGACAGTCGAAAGGATATTGCACTGTGACATAATTATCTTCCTTCTGTATGTCATCCCAAAGGTCAGCCCCAGCTACAATACCGTCGGGCTGATAAGCTTTGGCTGACCAAACGCAGTCGATAAGCTGTTGTGATTTACCAGCACATAGCATTTCGTTTGCGTCCTTCAAAGGCAACGAACATATCTTTGCCTTGTTTGGTGAGAAGATTTTTGCACATTCAGTGGCAGCCTCTTTACCAGCTGTATCATTATCAAACATTAGAACGACAGAGTCGAAACCCTCAAGCCATTCTAACTCTTTAAGTAAGTCACGCTTAGCCCCCTTAGCTCCAGTCTTTACTGATACTACAGGATATTTATTTTGATTTACTTTCGAGACAGAGAGAGCGTCAATCTCACCCTCTGTAACAATAACCATCTTACCTTTATCACGCCATAGATGTTGACCAAATAACTGAGCGTCTTTAGATTCACCAATCCACTGAAAACTTTTATCAGGGTAGCGTAGCTTCTGAGCTACTAGTTCATGGTCTTTGTTATAGTAGTTAGCTATCTGCACTGGTCTCTTATGAGCTGTGCCTATTTGATAATCAAACTTCTGTAACGTATCGACATCTAGTTTGCGTTTGGCAAGAGCGGTGACAGTACCACTGACAAAGTCAGTAGTGTCTTTAGTGGTGGTAGGTGTTGTCATTGACTCTCCATTTGTATGATATCCACATCCAAAACAATAACTGTGTCCATCACTGTATACGGCTAAGTTATCCTTAGACCCACACGACGAACATGGTGCATGGTGTAGAAATGTGCTTTCATTTTGTTCCATTCTTATAGGGGTACTTAATCGTACGGCTTTCTGTCTTGTAGTTTTTTGTAAGCTTGAGATACTAAGAACGCTACCTCACCTGACCCACTTCTAAATGTTTCTTTAGTGATAGCGTCTAGCATTTGTTTTACTTCATGTGTTACTACAACTTGTGTGTATTTCTGTTTTCTTTTTTCATATGCGTCCATAAATTTTTTCTCCATTTTATTTCAAAAGTTCTTGTACATTAAACTCAGGCTCAGTCGTATAGAAGATGTCCCTATGTCCCATGATTTCTATGACATTAGGATACTGCTTCTTCAAATCATCTACTGTCCACTTCAATGCTTTAAATTGTTCGAGGGTGTAGTTTCAATCAGTTGTACCGTCATCTTGTCTACCACCTACTAACACAATCCCAATAGAATTTTTATTAGTTGGTTGGTGCTTGGCTCTATTCATCTCGTAATGTAAGAAGCCACCAGCTGAATCAATATCTCTACCGTCTTCTACTGTACCATCTCTCTTTATTACTTTATGAAAGCCACCTTCGAGTAAACCTTCCTTGCGTCCCTCTATGTCCATCTCTCTGCTACCCCAGTCTTGATTAGGTGTAGTGTGAGAACAACAGACCACTATGTACTTGGTTTCTTTTCTTTGATTTCGCATAGCCATTCCTTTGGAATATGTTTAGTAGCATACTTGAAGCCATACTTTTCACACCACATACCATACGTGGTCTTACTCCGTTTGTTTATCTTGGCTTTAGCATTGCTGAATAAGAAACGTATATCCAATTCAGGATACTGTTCCTTAATTAGTTTCATTTTCTGTCTATCTGCTGTCGTAAACAATCCCTTTGTTTCAATGAATATGTTTTGCTCAGGAAGATAGAAGTCAGGTGTATAAGTATGTAGTTTCTCAGGTTTAGTGTACTTTAATTTAGTTTCTTCAAACTCATATAATATACTTTGACTTCTAAGTTCCCCAGCTATTCGTTCTTCAAGTCCTGACCTGAATCCGTAAACTAGTCCAACCTTTTTAGAAGTCAGAGGTTTCCGTTTCAGTCGTGCTCTCCATGTCATTGTTAACTTGTGTCTCCTGATGTTCGTAGCCATCTGTTTCATCAAACCCAAAGCCTTTGGCATTACCGCCGCCACCTTCTACAAGTTTAATTATTTGTACTGCTCTCAATCTCATAGAAACACCAGCACCAACCATAGCTGTATAGTATGGAATAAGTTCAGCTGATACTTTTATCTCTGAGCCTGACCATACGTTTACATCTTTCATTGGTGTACCTTTAGCGTCAAACAATGCCACCTTGTTAGGTATAATTGTGCCGTCCTTAGATACTATCTGTGCTTTACATTTGAATTTAAAGATAGTGTTACCAGTAGGATTACCAGCTTCATCTACCTCTTCAAAGTAAGGTGCGTCAGCTTGTTTAACCTTCTTGCCCTTAGCTTTTTCTTGAGCTAATTCTCTAGAAGTTTCTAAAGCTCGGTCAATGCGTTGCATTAACTCTCCAGCGTCCTCAGTCTTTAAGATGAGATTAGTTTTATAATGTCCATTCTCATCA